AACATGCAACGTGAAGGTGCTGCTCTTTTGAACAAATGGTCACAAACTGGCCTTTTGGAAGGTTTGGCAAACGATGAGCAACGTTCAGGCATGGCTCGTCTTTTGGAAAACCAAGCTCGCGAACTTCTTCGCGAATCTAATGCAATGGCTAATGGCGACGTTGAAGGTTTCGCTGCTGTTGCTTTCCCAATCGTTCGTCGCGTTTTCGCTGGCTTGATCGCTAACGATTTGGTATCTGTTCAACCAATGTCTTTGCCATCTGGTTTGATCTTCTTCCTTGACTTCAAATTTGGAGCACATACAGGTGATGGGAACCCTGCTGGTGATCGTCTTGGTACATCTAAAAATGATTCAATCTACGGACAAGGCATCGTTGGTTCTGAAGTAACTGGTGGTGTTACATTGGATAACACAACTTTGGATAAACAACCATATGGATTTGGTTCTGCTTACTCTTCGCCAACTGGCTCTATCGCTACAGACAAAGCTATTGCAACTGTAGACGCGATTTATGATGGTTTTTCTGCAGAAGCCACAATCGGCGATGCTGATTTTGATGCTAAGCCAGCTGAATTTGATGCTGACTTGTGCTACAGTGGTCTTCACGATGGAGAAAAACTGCTCAAAGTAACTGTTGCTACCTCTACTCTTGAAGCTCTTGGTGTTTCTGAAATCAACATGAAAGCTTTGTCTTCTATCATCCTTCCTTTGAAAACAGTTTGGGATGGAGCTTCAGCTAAAGATCAAGCTGCTGCTACTCAAATCCGTCGTTTGACTAGAGTATCTTCTGACGAGCAAACATTGAGTTTTGTTTATTTGCTTGATTCTGCAAACGCGCTTGTTAACCCAGCACTAGTTAATGCTGGTTCAATCTTCGGCGCTGGTTCATATCCTATGATTGATCAATTGAAAGCTCAAGGTGGTTTGGGAGCTATTGCTGGTACGGCAAACTGGGGACTTGAAGGAGAGTCTGAAATCCCAGAGATCGACATCAAAGTTGACTCAATCGCGATCACTGCGGTAACCAAAAAGTTGAAAGCAAAGTGGACTCCAGAATTGGGTCAAGACTTAAATGCTTACCACAACTTGGATGCCGAAGTAGAATTGACTTCTATCCTTTCTGAGCAAATCGCTCTTGAAATCGACCGTGAAATCTTGCAAGACTTGATCCGTGGCGCTACTGCTGGTACTTACTACTGGTCTCGTTCACCTGGTATGTTCTTGAACCGTGAAACTGGTGCTGAGATTGGTGCAGCTGCTACTGCTCCTGACTTCACTGGTACCGTTTCTGAATGGTACGAAACTTTGATCGAAACTATCAACGACGTTTCTGCTCAAATCCATCGTAAGACTTTGCGTGGTGGCGCTAACTTCTGCGTTGTTTCTCCAGAGATCGCAAACGTTCTTGAGTTCACTGCTGGTTTCCGTGCGAACGTTACTGCTGACGCAGACAAAGGCGACATCGGTGCTGTTAAGGTTGGTTCTTTGAACCGTAAGTTCGACGTTATCGTTGATCCTTACTTCCCACGTAACGCTATCTTGGTTGGACGTAAAGGTTCTTCTTTCCTTGAGTCTGGTTATGTTTACGCACCTTACGTGCCTCTTCAAACTACACCAACCATCTTTGGCCCAGAAGACTTTGTTCCTCGCAAAGGTGTTATGACTCGTTACGGTAAGAAAATGGTTCGTCCTGATATGTACGGCTTGGTTATCGTTCGTGGCCTCACCGGTGAAAGCGGTGCTTCTGCTTAATAGATAAGTTAGTCGCTTAAAACATCAAACCCCTTCTCTTCGGAGTTGGGGTTTTTTTGTTTTTAGACAACTAAATAACTATTTATTGAGAATAAAACAGGAGAGATTCATGAAACCACTCATTCCGACCAAGAAATCACACAGAAAAAAAACAAAGATTGCAAATGGCGTAGATAAAATAAAGAACAATATCACCTTTGGAGAAACAATTATCCCATCATCCACAGAAGAGGTTGAGATTATCTTGCCAAACGGAGTCAACACTTACACCTACGAGATTCTCAAGACAGATGCTCTAGAAGCAAACCTTAAAATCGCTTGTGGTGGAAGCGGAACATTTAAGTCTCTCACTCTTAGAAATACAGGCGGAACCTTATCTCTAGAGCCAGGCGTAGCAGACGCTAGATTGATCACCTTAAATCCTTCTCTGAGCGAAGCGTCCAAGGTTGACTTCTTATCTGAAGGAAACGATTGGTATTCATGGGGATGGCTTGTTGGAGAGTCCTTGTCTGCATTGGAGACTCCTGTCTATGTATCTCCCTTTTCCAATAAAGCAGATGACGATGGCGATGGATTATCAAACTCTCAAGAAGCTGGTTTAGGAACAGATTCAGGCAACTCTGACTCCGATGGAGACAATGTCGGAGATGGTATTGAAGTTGGAACAGGAACGGACCCCACAGATTCATCAAGCTCATCTGATCCAAATCAAGACTCTGACGGAGACGGTGTTTCTGATTTTGATGAGATCACAGCAGGAACAAACCATCTAGATCCAACATCGTTCCCGGGAGCTACCGAATCAACTTTACCAGACCCATCAGAAATCGGACCTACTTTTACAGGTATTCCAAACAATTTAGTTATCGAAGCAGGTACACTAGAGGCAGATGCAAAAGTACAAGCCTTGATTGGAGTTGTTGCTAACGATGCCCAAGATGGAAATCGACCAGTATCCATAACATTTGCTGGATATACCGGTATTCACGGCAATACATTTACGGCAACATATTCAGCCACAGATACAGATGCGAACACGACAACCGTGACTAAGACATTTACGGTCGAGGATACGGTAGCACCAGTTATCACATTAAATGGAGTCAATCCTTTAACCTTAACTTTTGGAGCAATTGAAGGCAACGACCCAGGAGCTACGGCTGATGATGGATCACCGGTTACTAGCGACTTCGCAACAGTCATTAACAACACTTCCGCAGTAGGCGAATACACCATTACATACACATCTACAGATGCTGCTGGTAATGTGGCTACTCCAGTCACAAGAACTGTTCAAATTGCCGAAGCTGCATCAGGTTTGTTTATAGAGGAGCTTCAATCTGCAACAGATAACTTGCAAGGCTCTGCTACTATAACAAGCGGTATCTTCAACAAGAG